GAAAGAAACTTTTGATGCCATGTGCGAAATGCATTGGGCGAAAGTATTAGATATGGTCAAAGAAAACGCTCCAGAAGATTTAGAAGTTATAGAAGCGAACAAAGAAATTTGTTTCAAGGTTTTTGGGCAAGGCGTACATGTAGGTTGGAATGCAGGTGTTGCGAAACTTGTAGACGAGCTAAAAAACAGTGGTATGGTGACGGAACACACAAAACAATGAGTATCGCCCCTTGGTCGTTTAGTAAAGCAAAGGCATTTGAACAATGCCCCAAACAGTTTTACCACGAAAAAATACTTAAAGAATATCCTGTCGAAGAGACAGATGCCATGCGGTATGGGACAGAGTTCCATAAAGCTTGCGAGGATTACATCGGAGCAGCAGTGCCGATCCCACCGAAGTTCGAGTTTATCAAAGCTACGCTAGATGCCCTGAACAAGAAGCGTGGTGTAAAGGTATGTGAAAAGAAGTTGGGACTTACTGCTGACCTAGAACCATGTGATTTCTTTAGTAAGAAGGTATGGTTCAGAGGTATAGCTGACCTAATAATTGTGGATGTGTTGGCACAAGTTGCATGGGTCATCGACTACAAGACAGGGAAGTCATCGAAGTATGCTGACAAGGGTCAGTTGGAGCTTATGGCATTGACCGTCTTTGCACATTATCCCGAAATCAAAACGGTAAAGGCAGGGTTATTGTTTGTTGTTGCAAACAGTTTGATCAAAGCCGAATATGAAATTGACCAGAGTGCAAGTCTTTGGGAGAAATGGCTTGGAATTTATGGTAAGATGGAGAAGGCGTTTGAGTCGGATGTGTGGAACCCACGCCCATCTGGTTTATGCAAGCGTCACTGTCCAGTAACCGAATGCCCACATAATGGGAGAAACTAATGCCATATACTAAAAAGAAACGTCCATACAAAAAAGAATATCAGCAGCAAAAGAAACGTGGTGAACACGAAGATCGTATGGAACGCCAACGTGCCAGACGTAAAATGGACAAGAAAGGCGTAGACAAAAATAAAAACGGCAAAGCCGATAAACGAGAAGGCAAGGACATTGCCCACAAAAAACCGCTTAGTAAAGGCGGAAAAAATAAAGACGGTGTAAAAGTACAAAGCCGCAAAAAGAATCGTGCAGCAGGGGGCGCAATGAGCAGCCCGAAGAAGAAAAGGTAGTTTAACACTACCACGGAGAACAACATGCAGGTCATTAATGGCAAGGCGTTATTGCTAAAGGTAAAGAACCCGAAGCAGGTAACGGCGGTCATACCAAAAAGTAAGGAGTTGTCGATGAATGAAGTCGTCGTAAATTGGGGGCTTGACGAAGCCCATACTCTGCGGAGTTTAAATATAAACGTACCGTCACCTATTACTAAACGTTATAGTTGGCCCGGGCAATACAAGCCCTTTGACCATCAAAAAACTACAGCGTCTTTCCTGACCATGAACAAGAAGTCGTTCTGCTTCAACGAGCAGGGTACAGGCAAGACCGCATCTGCTATCTGGGCGGCTGACTATCTACTATCGCAGGGCAAGGTAAAGCGTGTGTTGGTAGTATGTCCGCTATCGATAATGGATTCGGCATGGCGCAACGACTTGTTTTCGTTTGCTATGCATCGAACCGTGGATGTAGCGCATGGTAGTAAAGAGAAACGTAAAAAGATCATTAACAGTGGTGCTGAATTTGTAATTATAAACTACGATGGTGTCGAGATTGTCAAAGACGAGATAGTCAACGGCGGTTTTGATTTGTTTATTGTAGACGAAGCAACGCACTACAAGAACGCGCAGACCAAACGGTGGAAAACACTAAACAAGATAATCGGTGAGAACGATTGGCTTTGGATGATGACAGGAACGCCTGCCGCACAAAGTCCAGTGGATGCTTATGGTCTAGCCAAGCTAGTCAACCCAATGGCAGTGCCGAGGTTCTTCGGTTCGTGGCGCGACATGGTAATGTGGAAGGTGACACAATTCAAGTGGAAACCAAAGGAGACAGCCAAAGATACTGTGTTCCGTGCATTGCAACCTGCGATTAGATTTACCAAAGACGAATGTCTTGATCTGCCTGACATGATTTACACCAAACGCTTTGTCGAAATGACTGGGCAGCAGAAGAAATACTACGAGACTTTACGTAAACGTCTTGTCATGGAAGTGGCAGGTGAGGATGTAACCGCAGCCAACGCAGCCATAGCCATGAACAAACTTCTACAGATCAGCGCAGGTGCTATCTACACCGACGATGGCGACACGGTGCAGTTCGACATCAAGAACCGCTATCAAGTTCTCAAAGAAGTTATAGACGAGAGCAGCAAGAAAGTTCTGGTGTTCGTGCCGTTCAAACATACGATTGATTTGTTGGTCGATAAGCTTACCAGCGACGGCGTAACGTCGGAGGTCATACGAGGAGATGTTCCTGCGTCTAAACGTACAGACATTTTTGCCCGCTTTCAGAACGATCCTGATCCGAAAGTCCTAGTGATACAGCCGCAAGCCGCAGCGCATGGTGTTACACTGACTGCTGCAAACACAGTTGTATGGTGGGGGCCGACACCGTCACTCGAAACATACGCGCAAGCTAACGCACGTGTTCATCGTTCGGGACAGACACATAAATGCACTGTTATCCAGTTGGCAGGCTCTGCCGCAGAAAAACGTATTTACCGTATGTTGGATGATCGTATCAACATACATACAGAAATGATAAATCTGTACAAAGAAATACTTGACTAAGTAGTATAAGTTACTATATGTCAGATATATAAAGATATAACTGGAGAACAATAATGACGATACCCGTCGAAAAGCTTACAAAAGCTTACATCAAAATACGTGACAAGCGTTCGGAGTTGTCTGCCACATTCAAGGAAGAAGATGGCAAGCTTGCTGAGAAGCAAGATAAAATCAAACGCGCTTTGCTAGACTATTGTAAAGAGCAAGGCGTAGATAGTGTGCGTACCCCTGCGGGATTATTCTACCGCACTATCAAACAGCGTTACTGGACGAACGATTGGGAATCCATGCATAGTTTTATCATGCATCATAACCTACCTGAGTTTTTCGAGAAGCGCCTCAACCAAACCAACGTGCGCCAATTCATAGAAGAGAACCCAGACTTAGTTCCCGCAGGGCTTAATGTGGATTCGGAGTACGTGGTGTCAGTGAGGAAAAAATGACTGAAGAAACACCTTATGTAAATATCAATAAAGTTGCAGATTACTTCCAAGTATCTGTCTCAACCATCCGTAAGTGGGTCAACAATGGCTACGTGCCAGACAGCACTTACATTAAAATCGGTGAAGTCTACAGGTTTAGACTGAACGATGTAGAAGCGGCATTGACAGTCGCAACCAAACAGGGGCAAGATGAAACCCCACAAACATATAATGGAGAGTAACATGGCAGAATTGTCATTATTTGAAGGGGGCAACTCCCTAGTAAGCAGTGACTTATTTAAACAGTTGCAAGACACTGACGACAACTTGACAGGTGGTTCTGGTGGTGGCTCCGGCCCACGCCGAATTAGCCTACGTGGTGGTCGATTTCGTGAGATAGTAGGTGGCGAACAAGTCAACGTAAAGAGTGACGGATTTCTAAACCTTATTGTTATCAACGCTGCAAAGCTATCTCGTACTTATTATGCAGGTCAATACGACCCAGAGAATCCATCCGCTCCAACTTGTTGGTCGCCCGATACGCAATCCCCATCTCCTGATGTTCCAAAGGATCAGATGCAAGCCGCTCGCTGCATGGACTGTCCACAGAATATCAAGGGTTCGGGGCAAGGTGAGAGCCGCGCCTGTAGGTTTTCCCAACGTCTGGCGGTCTTGTTAGAAGGAGATATGGACACCGTCTATCAGCTACAATTGCCTGCAACTTCAATATTTGGAGAAGCTAAAGACGGTAAGATGGGCATGCAAGCATACGCTAAGTATCTTAAAGCCCACAAAACGCCATCGATTGCTGTAGTTACACAAGCATACTTTGATGAAAATAGTGACACACCCAAGCTATACTTCAAAGCCGTGCGTCCTCTAAGCGAGGAAGAACTACAGCAAGCGGTGGCAATCAAGGATAGCGATGACGCTACCAAAGCAATAACTTTGACTGTGTCTCAGACTGATGGGGTACAAGCGAAGCGAGATGGTGCAGTGCAGGAAGATGAGGTGGACATCAGGGAGCCTGCTCCTGCACCTAAAAAGGTCGCCAAAAAGAAAGAGGTAGCTGCTCCCTCTAGCGAAGAGGCCGACCTAGCATCTATTGTTGACGATTGGGACGACGACTAATCTTAACAATAGACTTGTCGTGGTGGGTACGACTCCTCCGTTGCCCACCACGATACTTAACTTGGAGCAGCAGCAATGGAAACAACAACCTTTTTACAGGGGGTACTCAGCGACAACGGTCACTACTGCGTTTTTGCAGCGCGTAGCAAGGACAACATAAGAATACAAAAGTTCTACAGCACCATTGAAGAAGTCGAACGTGCAGCCAATAAATACAATAACGATGGCTTAGACGTTTACTTTGCACTCGCAACATTCGAGGAACCCACTAGCCGTAAAGCCGACAACGCACAGGAACTCAAATCTCTGTTCCTTGATTTAGATTGTGGGCCGTCAAAAGAATACCCTACGCAAGCCGCAGCAATTGAAGCGTTGCGTAGTTTCTGTAAACAACTCTCTCTGCCTAAGCCTATGATGGTCAACAGCGGGAGAGGAGTACATGTATACTGGACGCTTACCGAAGCAGTTTCGGCGGAGCAGTGGTTAGACGCAGCAGAGCGATTGAAGAAAGCCTGTGCCGATAACGGTTTACTCGCTGACCCTGCGGTGACAGCAGATGTTGCACGTATCTTACGTGTGCCGAACACGCACAATTATAAAGACGATCCACCTTTATCTGTGGAGTTGTATGGCGTTGAGATGCCTACGCCTGTCGTTTTGTCAGAGTTTGTCGAGAAGCTTGGCATAGTGATGCC